AAATGTTTCTCCACCAAATATAGTTGCAATAAGTTTATTACCAAAATTATCTAATGACCATAAACCTGGTGCTGTTACAATATCTCCAGATGCTGCAGCGTTCCATGCAAAATAATTAGATGCATCGGTTACTGTATCACCACTTGAGTGTGATGCAGCTGTTGTGCCGTTAGCACCTCTTGTCAATCCTGATAATGTTCCACCACTATTACCTGTGTATGTAATTAATTCTGAATCTATAATAACAGTTCCTGATGATGCAAAAGAAGTTGAACTTGCCATAGTTAAACTAGTTGCACTAGCATTAATGTCTGCAGATAATGTTGATGTAAACTGTCCTTGTTTGACACCACCCCATGATCCAAGACCCCAACCAGTAGATGCTGTTTCAACTGCAGGTCCAACTGGATAATAATGTCTAACTCTAATTCCACCAGATGTTGTTGCACCTGATCCTGCTTCATTAGATGACATAGTAATTGTTAAAGTCGTGTCACTTGGAATACTAGTTACCATAAATTTAACATCGTCAAAATCACCAGACCCAAAATTAGAATTAGTAATAGATGTAAAGTTATCTAATAATATAATGTCTCCTGCATTCATGTTATGTGCTGATGCAAAAGTTAATGTTACAACTGCTGATCCATTAGTTGTAGAAAATGCGTTTGTTAAAGTTGTTGTAGTTTTAATAGGGTGTATGTCATAAAAAATACCACCAGAGTATGCATATAAAATTCTATTAGTTCCTAATGCAGCGTACTTAATACCTGATGCATTAACAAAATGATGAATAGCTGTGTTACGACCTGTTAATTCAATAGAACCTAATTGTGCCCAACCACCTATTTTTTCAGGTGTACCATATCTAAATCTTACATTATCACCAGCAACCCACTGTCCTTCACCGCCTGTAGCAGTAACTTGTTTATTAAAGCCTGGTGCAAATTGTACTTTTTGTAACATAGAAAACCATTATATTATTAATATTTTATTTTGGGAACACCTAACATTGGTCTTCCATCAAATTTATTTTTTTCAGCAAATGGGCCATTTACATGATTATAATGTAAAAATACTTGACCACATATGTTTCCTTCAAATGGCTCTCGCCAATGCTCTAGATCGCATCCACTATATACTAGCATATCGCCAACATCAAGTAAGACTTCTGTGCCTTTTGGAGGGTTAGGTGTATGTATTTCTTTAAGCTCATCTATAACAGTTTTAGCTCCTGTACCATCTATAAATATAGACCAAGGATCACCACCTAAATGAAGGGTAGTTGATATTTCACAACTAGGTCTATCCCTATGTCGTTTTAGTTTATCCCCTTTTTTATAAAGCCTTGCATAAGAATATGTTGGTATTAAATTTAGCCCTGTTTCTTGTTGCATTCTTGGTAATACTTTTACTAATAATGTTTCCATTACAAAATCATTATAATGAGAATAAGTATTTGGTATTTGTTTATCAGTCCATCTCCCTAAAAGAACTGATTGATTATGTATATTATTTTCGTACATAAATTTAACTGCATCACGTTTAAGTAAAAAATAGTTAAATACAAAATTAGCTAATTCATAACTAATTGCTTTTTTAATAACTTGATATTTTTTTATTTTAAATGTCATACAAACATACCTTTTTGTAAAAAATTGAATGATACTGATATCCTTATATCATTAGACTCGTTAGGATCAACACAGTGCATTAACCATGATGGAAACATAATACATCTTCCAGCAATTGGTTCATAGTGTGTTTCCCTATATAATCTTACAGGCAATGCACCTTTTTTTTGTCTTGGTCTAACCATTGCGGCTGATGATCTTGGATCATCTATTTTTAAATGTCCAGATTTTTTAGGAGCTTTAATATAATAAACACCTGACCATAATGAGTTTGGATGTTGATGTGCTCTGTTCATTCCACCTGGTGGATTTATATTAGCCCACATATTACCAAGTACAGGTTTACTATCTAAATGCTCTTGTTCATATATTGTTTTTTGACATGCATATAACATATCAACTAATTTTTTATATTCAGGTAAGTTAGCCATGTTAGTTGATGAGTGCCAACTTTTAACATTTGTTCTTGTTATACCTTTATCTTTATTAGCCCAAGCTGTTATGTCCCTTTCTAACTCTTGATTAAGAGTTGGATGTTTTATATCTGCAATATAAATAGGTGTTGGAAAATGTAACTCTCTAAACATTATTTAAATGGTGTCCCTCCAAACCACATTACAAGTGATTTTCTATTGCCACGTATTACTGGGGTTACTCTGTGTCTTATAAATGATGCAAAGAATATTGCATGGCCTTGTTTAATTTTTGCAATTTTACCTTCTTTCATTAATTCTAAATCACCGCCTTCAAATTCTGATTCATGAGATAATAAACAAGTCATAGATATTTTTCTAACTGGCGGTTCATGTGTACAGTTAATATCATTATCTACATGCCAATCATAAAAGCCGCCTTCTGGATATTCTGTATATTGACTTTGTTCTGTAATTTGCATTCCATCAAAACCAAAATGATTACCGTTGGTAGTTTTCATAACATGCTCAATGTTTTTATACATTTCCGGCATTTTTTTAAATGGTATCCAACTAATATGTGATGTTCTTGTTTTAGTATCTAACACACCACCTTTAATTCCTTTATTACTTCCAACAGATGCATCTTTTCTAGGTTCTGATCTTCCTGCATTAATAATCATTTGACATTGTTTAGGTGTAAATATAGGAGTTGTTGTTTCAACTATATAAGATTTCCATTTTGGTTCAGTAATCATGAAATTCCTCTATTTTTTATAGGATCAAACAACACATCACAGTTTGCAGCAAGTGTTCTTCTAGTCTCAGTAGTGCCATTAAAAGGATAAACGCAATGTCTCATGTCATATGGAAATATATAAAAGTCTCTAAGATCCATTGGTGGTTGATAATCTATTTTTGCAAACTGACCATTAGCTGCACCCAGTATTTGCAGTCTTCCGTTTTGTTGTACGTGTTCTGCTGAGTATTCTCTACCATAAGTTGATGGTAATTTTAAAATCATAACACTAGATAAACCTGTAAACAATGTTCCTCTATGAATATGTGCAGGATTATATTCATGTTGTTTCATTTCATTAACCCAAATAGAATTAAGGTGTAGCTCATATTCTTTAATTTTATTAAAATTTAAATAATGTTTAAACATATCCATAAAATAACCTGTAACATTTCTTGGTAAGATGTTATGATTTTTTATCTTTGATTGATCTTTACCACTATAAAATAAAGAATGTTCGTTTTCTATTTTACCAACTAACTGACCATTAGCAGGATAAAGAATATTATATTTTTGTTCATATATTTGATTAATTGCTGTAAAAATATCTAAAGGCACTTGATATTTTAAAATAGATTGACCTAAAAATACAAAATCAAACTTTGGGTTTTCCATGTTGGGTAATTTGTTCTTTTTCAGTATAACTACTTTCTAATTCACCAGATTTTTTAATTCTTTGTAGTGATTGTAATTGACCCATAACATTAAACACTTCTGCGTCACTTGAATTTTGATTTAATGTTTTTGCTTTTTCGTGATATTGTAACCCATATGATTCTAGTTGATGCTGATTAACATCTTTGTCATTAAATGATCCATCATTAAATTCTTTTTTTAACTTAGACCACATTTTAATTTCTCTCATTCTATGTCTAGCTGTTTTTTCCATAGATGCTTTACCAAATCTAGCTTCATCTAAATCTATTTGATATTTAGTGGATTTATATTCATCTTGTTCTTTATTAATTTTGCTCTCTAACCATTTTATCTTTGCATCATTTCTTCTATAATCAAATGATAAACTCATTAAGTTATCTAAATAAGTTGATTGTTCTCTAACACATTGCCAGTATTTTGCAGCTTTAGTTGGATAACGATTGTCTTGTAACACAGAAAACCTTGCTTCTGTTTCTGTTCGAAACATTTGTTTCTTGGTCCAAGTATCACGAAGCTCGTCTACCATACCTTTAAAAGCAGATAAATCTCCTTGTTCTAATAAATTATTTAAATGTATTTCTTCTTTTTGTATAATATCTTTAACGTCTTTTTTCATGTCTTTCTCCATTTTTGTTTATACTATATACTTTTTAAAAAAATTTGTAAAGTATTAAGATGCGTCGAATTCTCTAGTTGCTTCTAATGGTGCCGTAAATTCTTCTGTTGCTTGTGTTAATGGAAAAGAAGGTGGATGCCCACTAACACTAAGTGAAGAACCTTGTGTACCAATTGGTCCATTAGATTGTCTACCTCTTGCGGCACTTAAATCTGCTACCTCTGTCCATGATGAGCCATTATAAGACTCAGTCTTAGCTGTTCTTCCACTACCTGGATATCCTCCAAAAGCTAAAGCAGCTGTGTTTGATGTTCCTCCACCTGCTACTAAAGATCTGCCTTCATTTAAATCTCCTACTTCAGTCCAAGCTGAACCGTTCCAACTTTCAGCAACAGCTAATACAGTTGGTGTAGCTCCATCATCACCACCAGCATATAATGCTGATGTTGCAGTTCCTGCAGGAGCCCCGTAAAGTCTTTCAGTGTTTAAATCTCCAACTTCTGTCCAACTAGAACCATTCCATGATTCTGTTGTAGCTTCAGGTTCTGTAAAAGTAGCATAACCACCAAAAGTAATTGCAGCTGTAGATGTACCAGCTCCTCCAGCTTGTTGTCTTGCTGTGTTTAAATCTCCTACTTCAGTCCAACTACTTCCATTCCAACTTTCAACAACTGCTAAATTTCCAGGGTCAGCACCTCCTGCTATTGCTAAAGCTGCTGTTTGTCCAGCAGGTCCTCCTGCTGATGCTGTCATAAATCTTGCAGTGTTTAAATCAGCTATTTCAGTCCATGAAGATCCATTGTAAGATTCAACATATGCTCTTTTATTATTAGGTGGCGCTGTAGCTCCAGCTATCATTAAAGCAGCTGTTTGAGTTCCTGTTCCTCCTGAAACATATCTTGCTGTATTTACATTACCACCACTAGCCCAAGCTCCTGCAGGGTTTTCAGTAAATCCTTTTAATTTTTGATCTGTAGAATTATACCATACTTGTCCGTTAACTGGATTTGATGGATCTGATGCTACAGTCTCAATATTAGTTCCGTGTATATCTTTATAATTAGCCATAATTAATCTGTGTCCACTGTTTTAGTTGTATTGCCTGAACTCCATTCTTCTGTGTTTGCATATGTATTTGTTCCTCCACCAGAACCACCCGATGCTAAAGCAGATGTTCTTGATCCTGACCCACCTATGTAAGCTCTTGCAGTAGATAAATTTGCAACTTCAGACCAATTATTTCCATTCCAATCTTCTGTGTTAGTTGTATAACCTGGTGATTGACCACCAAAACCCACAGCATCTGTTGCAGTGCCTGCACCCGATATCCATTCTCTTGAATCATTTAAATCTCCAACTTCAGTCCATGCACTTCCATTCCATGATTCTGTAATTGCTGTAACAGGGGGATTACCACCAAAAGCTAAAGCAGATGTACTACTTGCTCCTGCTCCTGCTAAAGCATTTCTTCCAGTGTTTAAATTTGCAGTTTCAGTCCAAGCTGTTCCATTCCATGTTTCTGTTTCATTTTTAGCTCCAGGAGTTCCTCCAAAAGCTATCGCAGAAGGTGATGTACCTGCTCCTGCTAAAGCTGATCTTGCTGTATTTAGATCACCAACTTCAGTCCATGCACTTCCATTCCAACTTTCATTTTCATCTGTAACTCCAGTTCCTCCAAAAGCTAAAGCTGCTGTTTGTGTGCCAGCTCCAGCTAAATAATTTCTTGCAGTATTTAAATCACCAACTTCCGTCCATGTTGATCCGTTATAAGATTCTGCTAGTGCAACTGCTGTTGTTGTATAACCTCCAAAAGCTAAACTGGCAGTTTGAGGTGCAACTGAAGCAGATGCTAAACCATATCTCGCAGTATTTAAATTTCCTCCACTAGACCATGCAAGAATCGCTGCACCTGCACCTGTCCATTCTTCTGTTGCTGTTGATACAGGAGATGGAACATTACCTCCAAAAGCTAATGCTGCTGTACTAGTACCTCCACCAGCTAGATTTTGTCTTCCAGTGCTTAAATCTGCAACTTCAGTCCAACTACTTCCGTTCCATTCTTCTGTTTGTGCTTTAGGAGAAACTCCACCTCCAAATACTACGGATGCTGTTTGAGAGGTGCTAGATGCAGCTAGATATGCTCTAGCAGTATTTAAATCCCCTACTTCAGTCCATGATGATCCATTCCATGATTCAGTGTTTGCTGTATTACCAGGCGTATCTCCACCTATTGCTAAACCTGCATTATAAGTTCCAGAACTTGCCATATCACTTCTTGCATCATTTAAATCGCTAACCTCAGTCCATGAGCTTCCGTCCCATAATTCTGTTGCTGCAGAATAACCAGGTCTTCCACCGCCAAAAACTAAAGCGTTTGAACTGTTAGCTGCATTTACTGATAGCTGTCTTCCAGCAGTATTTATGTTTGTTGTTTCCGTCCAAGAAGATCCATTCCAAGTTTCTACATGGGCAGTATTACCTCCAGGTTCTACTTCTCCTCCAGCTGCTATAGCACTTGTATTAGTTTCGCCTGCCCCTCCTAAAAGATATCTAGCAGTGTTTAAATCGCTTACTTCTGTCCACGTTGATCCATTGTATTGTTCCGTATTAGCAACTTGAGCTGAACCAGAAGTTTCTCCTCCAAAAGCAATACCAGCAGTTTGTGAACCACCTCCCGCAAGTTGTCTTCTAGCAGTATTCATATTATTACCAGTTCTCCAAGCACCAGCTGAAGTTACGTTTGGATGTTGATACTGTAATGTTCTAGCAGTTTCATCATACCATACTTGTCCCTCAATCGGGTTATCAGGATCAGTAGTATAATTTTTAACTGTAGTTCCGTGAATGGTTTTATAATCAGCCATTTAATATTACTCCACTAATGTTATGTCAGTTGGCTTTGCACCTATTCTTGCAATTTTTTCTGCAGATGTTTCACCATCAACATTATCATTATCCCAAGCTGTTTTAGCAGCATTTATTTCTGCAGTAACAATAGTTTGAGCTTCGTCTTTTGTTTTTAAAGTTCCAGCTACTTTAGCAATCCAAAGATTACCATGTTTATTGTATGCAGGAACTTGCCAAACATTACCAGGATAACCTTTAAAAGTTATTCTCCAAGATTCATCATGATCGATAAAACCTTTTCCCCAGTTTTCTGCTACACAGTATTGATATATTTTTGCCATAGTTTCCTCCTTTTTAATCTGTTATTACTTTAGCTGTTTTTACTGGAGAACTCCATTCAAATGTTGAAGCATTTGGATTACCACTAACATCATAACCACCAAAAATTATACCTGCTTCTGCAGGTCCTGTTCCTTCAAAAGCTGCTCTTGAACCAGGAAAATCTGCTACTTCTGTCCAACTAGTTCCATTCCATTCTTCTGTTTTATTTGTAACTGGATTCTCTCCACCAGCTAATAAGGCAGCTGTTGTAGTTTCTCCTATAGCTGCTCCATAAGATCTTGCAGTATTTAAATCTGCTATTTCAGTCCAGCTTGAACCATTCCATTGTTCAACGATTGCAACATCATTAGGGGCTCCAGTAGATCCAGCTATAGCTAAAGCAGCTGTGTTATCTGGTCCTGCTCCATCAGTATCTCTTCCAGTGTTTAAGTCTCCTACTTCAGTCCATGAAGTTCCATTCCAAGATTCTGTTACATCTTGAAAACCACCAGGAGTGCTTCCTCCAAATATTAATGCTGAAGTATTTGCAGTTCCATCAGAACCATGATTATATCTTCCTGTATTTATATCAGTTGTTTCTGTCCAAGAAGAACCATCATACGCTTCTACATTAGTAAGAGTTGCATATCCACCAATACATAAAGCAGCTGTTGCAGTTCCTGCTCCTTGAGCTAATCTTCTAGCTGTGTTTAAATCCCCAACTTCTGTCCAACTTGAACCATTATAAGATTCTACTATAGCTGTACTTGGAGGTGGAAGCGTTCCACCAAAACCTATGGCTGCTGTTTGAACACCTGTACCACCTATTTGAGGTCTAGCAGTATTTATATTACCACCTGAAGCCCAAGCTCCTGTAGGGTTAACAGATAAATATTGAAAATCAAGGTTTGTGCTATCATACCATACTTGACCTGCAATTGGAGCAGGAGGGTCACCTGCAAAGTTTTGGACAGTGCCTCCGTGTATATCTTTATACTCAGCCATTATTTACTCTTCAATAGCCAACCTTGTGTTGAATCTGTATAAACTAAGGTATTTGCTGCTCTTTCTGTTGCAACAGTTAAATCTTCTGTAGCTCCGTGTATTTTCTCTGAATTTCTACCAATAGTTAAATTATTAGTATCAAAAGTTCCTGCGTAATCTACAAATGTAACTTCATCACCAATTGAAGGTGAAGATGGAAGTGTTAAAGTAAACGCTGCACTTGTTGTATTACAAAATACACCTTGTCCAGCTGAAGCTGTAAAGTCTCCTGTTTTAACTGCTTGCCATTGTGTTCCACCACCAATGTAAGTTTTAATTCTTGAAGCTGCAACTTTTCTGTTAGTTCCACCTGCTCCATCATCTACTATAAATAAATCTGCGTCCACAATGTCCGCACCAATATCAGTAGCACCATCAATATCTAAACCAGCTACATTAAATCCACCTGCTGCTGTTGCAAGAGTTCCTGCAAAAGTAGCGTTTGCACCACTAAAAGTTAGCGCCGTTGTTGTTCCTGATTTAATTATTAAATTTCCACTTGTGTTTGTAGCACTACCAAAAGTCGTACCATTATCTTTAAAAAAAATATCTCCACCATCTGCATCTAAAGTAATATCTGTGCCAGCGTCAATCGTTGCAAGTGCAGAAGAAGAAATTGTTAAATCTGTTCCATCACCTTCAATTTTTTCTCCAGCATCTCCAAATACCATTCCAACACTGTTTGGAAGATGCACGTCTGATGTAGCTGTTAAATTAATTTTAGCTCCAGAAGTAACTGTTAAATCTGTACTATCCCCTTCAATTTTTTCACCACTACCAAATGTAATTCCAACATTAGCTGGAATAACCACATCTGCTGTAGCTGTAAGATTAATATTATTTCCTGAAATTGTTAAATCTGTACCATCACCTTCAATTTTTTCACCGTCGTCACCAAAAGTTAAACCTATATCTGCAGGAATATTTATGTCACCACTTGAACCAACAGCAAAAGTTATGTCTGTACCATCACCTGAAATACTTTCTTCAGCGGCTCCTAACATAATCTTTTTACCTGAAGCAACTTTAAATGCTGAAACGTCACCATCAAATCTTGCAACTTCTGTAGAAGAACCACCATCATTAACTTTAAATATTATATCTTTATCTGATGTTGCAGACTCAACTATAAAATCAGTAGAACTATTTGTAAATGTAGCAATAGTTGTTCCACCATCTTTAAAGAATATATCTCCACCGTCAGCATCTAATGTAATATCTGTTGTTGCATCAAGTGTAATTGTTGATCCTGAATCTATTTCTGCAATTACTGGTGTGGTTAAAGTTTTATTTGTTAAAGTATCAGTGGTTGCCTTACCTACAAGAGTATCTGTAGAAGCAGGTAATGTTAAAGTTATATTTCCTGAATAAGCTGAGTGTGCAGCTGATTGTAATTGTGCATAGTGTGCATTTGAACTTTCACAATAAAATTTAATGTTAGATACAGAACCTCTGTTTTTAAGATCAATGACACCACCTTCAAGTAGTAATGCACCACCATCAGACATATCAAAAGTTGCAGCAGTAATATCAGAACTATTATCGGTTCCTTTAAATATAATGTCTGTATCATTTGCTGTAGCGTCAATTGTAATGTTTCCAGATGAAGTTGATAAAGTAACTGCATCATCACCAATAGTTATGTCATCTGCTGCTGAAGATACACCAGTTTGTGCATAAGTTTTTAATCTTGATGCTGTAACTTTTCTGTTTGTTCCACCAGCACCATCGTCAATAATAAATAAGTCAGCATCTACAATTGCTGCTCCAATATCTGTTGCGCCATCAATATCTAAGTTTGCTACTGAGAATTCACCTGTAGCAGCGCCCATATATGTTTTAATTCTTGAAGCAGTTGCTTTTCTCATTGTACCGCCAGCGCCATCATCTACTAAGAATAGATCGGCATCAGCAATAGCTGCTCCAATATCTGTTGCACCATCAAGATCAATATCTGCAACATCTACAGAACCATCAGGAAATACTGGGTTTTGACTAAATGTTACAACACCGCCTGAAGAAATTGCAATTGCATCTGTATCAGATGCTGAACCTATATTTCCACCATCAGCAATAACTAATCCTGCGCCTGAAGTAATTACAGCTCCTGAAACTATTTCATTATTAAAAGTTGCTTTACCAGCAGCTGACATATCAAAAGTTAATGCTGTAACAGTTGAGCCACCATCATTACCTTTAATTAAAAAATCTTTATCTGAAACTTTAGTTTCTAAAATTACATCGCTAGATGAATTATGAATACGAGCCATTTCAGTGCCATCGTCTTCATAAACAATACCACTTCCAGCTGTACCTGCATCAAGTGTAATACCACCAGCAGATTCTAAATTAATAGAATCAACAGCTGTACCGTCAGAAACTACATCTAAATCTCCGTCAGCATTTGAATGAATGTAAGTGCCAGTATCTTGAAAAGTTAATTTATTTGTTGAATTTAAAGTTAACCCTGTACCATCTGTATGTGTTAAAGTTGTATCTGAATCTGCACCAAAACTTAGTACAGCAGAGTCACTTAATAATTTAACATCATCACCAAGCACTGCATCTTTTGCTACAGATAATCCACCATCAGTTTGTAATGATCCATCTGTTGTAGAAGTTGCTTCAGTAGTATCATCTGTTTTTACAATACCACTAGCTGTTACTGTTGTAGCAGTTAATGCTTGTGCAGCAATTGTGCTGCCTGATTGTGCTGTAAAAGTATTTGCAGTAAATTGAAAATCATCAGCTCCTGCAATTTTAATATCTATTTGATCATCTGTATCTGCTGTAATAGTTGTATCACCATCAGCATCTAAAACTAACTCTCTTCCTTCCATATCAGTTGCGCCACCAAATCCTGCATCAACTAAATTTGTTCCATCTGAGTAAACTAATCTTGTAGTTTTTTCTGATACTCCAAAAGTAATACCTGTTCCTGATGCTGTTTTAAATTGCACAGTGTATGCACCTGATGTGCCGTTTGTTACAATGTAAACTTTTTCTACTGAATCTGGTACAGTTACAATAGAATTACCTGTTATTGTACCTGTTAATTTTATAACAGCGTGTCTTGCAACTGATGTTGATTCTGTTGCATCACCATCTGTAATACTTAATGTTGTTGTGCCACCACTAGTTACTGCTTGTTCTACGTAACCAGCAATTGATTTTTCTATAATGTCTAGGTTGGTATTAGTTTTTGTTCCCCATGTACCGGCGTTTTCGCCAGTTGCCATTTTTTCTATACCAAGATCTGTATAACTTGATGCCATAATTTAATTCCTATGCACTTCCTACAAATACCTCTACATCGACAGAAGATGTATCTGCAGTTGCTGTAATATCTACTAAATCATTAAAAGATACTGTTAGTGCAGAACCTCCTGCATGCATTGTATCTACAACGCCACCACTATTATCACCTGGATAAATAAATGAATGACCTGCATCAACTTTGATTGCAAACTCTGTACTGTCTTCATCTCTAAATGTTAATGTAAGATGATTGCTTGAATCTAAATTTGTAATTCTAATATATCTAACATCGTCTTCGTCAAACTGACCTGCTAAATAACTTTTTGATAAATCTGTTGAAGAAGCTGTAGCAAAACCTAACAGTCCTGTTTCAGTAGTTGAAATAGTTACTATTCTTTTAACAATTTCATTAACACTAGAAATATCTAACGATCTTTCGCTATTATAACTATTGTTGTTAAGTGTGATTTCTTCAATTACTTTTACTGTTAGTGTTGCCATATTTTAATCCTTACGGTGTTGGAGACTGAACAGGTATACGTGGTTCACCGTCCGTATAATCGTCTCGTCTTCTTCTACCTATTTGTTCCCCACCGAATTTTTGTATTTCGGTTTGATATTTTTGTTCGTATAATTGTAGCATATCCATTGGACCTTTTAAATAGCTAAATGCTTCTACCAAGCAAGCATATAAAAGTCCATTGCCAAAATTTAAACTTAAAAAAGTTGTTGTGTTTGCTGAACTCAATCCTAGAGGTCTAGCATTATAGTGCAATTTATACATAAATGCTGAACTAGGAGTAGGCACTATTGTAATTTTTCCAGATGAAGCTGCTCCGGCTCCTGTTGCTCCTCCAGACATTGCATAGTATTTTGGAGTTCCGGTAGTGGTTTCTGCCGCATCATATTCTCTTAAAAAACTTATATCTTTTTTTTCTAAAAAACTATTAGCTCCAGTTGCTGCTGTTGTTGAAGTATAAACTTGAAGTCCTCTAACAAATAAAGTTCCTGCAGGTGCATTAATATTATCTTTTGAAGCTACTAAATTACCAATAACTTCTTTTCTATCAGCGTCAATTGGAACATCTCTTTGAATTCTTAATTCTGAATTATCTATAAATTGATCTGTAACAGTGCTAGATAATACAGAAGTACCAACTTCAGTATAGTTACCAATTGCTGTTGTAAGTGTTGAATATGTAAATCCTGCCATTATGCACTAAGGGTTACTGGTCCAACTGAGACTGGAAACCCTCCTCCTTTCACTCCACCTGCTGTTGCTGTACTTGTGTCAACAGTAAAGTAGAAATTATCTGATGTATTTGTTGTGACTCTTGAACCATCAACAAATTTACCTGTATTAATAGCATACCCTGCAGCTTTTGCAATGTTTGACCCCGCTATACCATCAAAGGATGCTGGATTTGCATAAGTTCCTGCAAGTTTAGTTGCACCTCTAAATCTGTATGTTGTTCCATTTGTTAATCCGTGTCCTGGCGCATGAACGTTTATTACACTAGAGCTTGCTGCATAAGTTGTAAAAGGATTTTCTGGTAATAGTTGTGCAACATCATTTTCTTCTCTAGCAGGTCTTGCATTTAATAAAGCTTGTGCATCACCACCGTGTGGTTTTGGTTGTATCTGTGGATGTTTAGGTTCAAATTCTGATTTATGAACTAGCATACCATTCCATTCTTTAACCATCTCACTATACGGAAATTCCATTCCTGATCTGTCAGATATTGCTTTTGCGTATTTTCCTCTTGCTATTGCCATTATTTTTTACCTTTTCTATTTTTTTTACCTTTAGATTTAATAATTCTATTGTAAATCTCAATTTCTCTATCACCTATCATTTGATCAATTATTGTTTCTTTTTTACCATCTATATGTTTAATAGTAACCGTAGGTTCTTTACCAAACTTCTTTTTATACGATTTACGTCTTGGACTTTCTATTGTACTTATAGCTTTATCTTTCCATGCAGATAGTGAAGCTTTGGGAGATACAGATAGTTTTTTTCTAGCACCTTTCAGTATAATGCCCATTCCTTTAGTTATTAATGTCATATGTTTGGATAATAGTTTTTAGGAGTTATGTATGTACTAGCAGCAGAGCCATCTTCAGCTAAAGCTCTTGCTAATTCACTAATTCATCTTCGTATAATAACTTCATTGTTTGTGTTAATTGAGGATTTAACTTTTGACTTAAATAAAAAGCTAAACCTGAAACCATACAAGGTACAAATCTGTATGGCACGTTAGTTGCATCTGTATAAGTTGCATCTGCATCTTGTAATCTTTTTACATAATAAAAATGTATATCTTTAGATGCGTTTGATGAGTCAGCTGTTGGATAAACTGTAATTGTAGTTTTATCTACAAATCTTTGTACAAAATATTGTGAAGGTGTTCCTTTAGATAGTTTTGCAGATAAAGCAGAATATGCAGATCTAGCTATTTTAGTTAATGCAGAATCAGATTGAGTTGTTTGTGTTCTATTACTTCTTAATGTTGCTTCTAGTACATCTGCTACACCATAAATACTAGATGGATTTGTTACAGAACTTGTACCATCTCCACTTGCTCTATAAAAAGTATATTCAGCTTGTCCTTCAATTAAATCAATATTAGCATCTGCCACTTCCCAATAATGAATACCTCTATTACCCCATTCTTGAAAAAGAATGTTAAGAGATCTTCTTGCTGTTTTTAATTGATAACCACTTACTGCTGAAATACCAATTCGCTCATAAGCTTCTTGTATAATTTCATCAACAGCAAATGTTTTGTCGAACGTTACTGTTCCAGAAGTAGTATTAGCCATCTGCTACCTCCCTACGAATACAGTTTTCTAAATTCTGCTACAACCGTATACATGTTTCCAGAATCAGCTGCGCCTGGAACTACAAAGTTTACATCACTCTCATTGGTATTACTTGATTTGTCAGTTTTAATTCCACCAAATTCTCTAAAATCCCAATAGCCTGATCCTGTTAAACCAATAATAGGAATATCACCATCGTCGTCTTCTTCGTCTAAACGTGCGTATGAATCTCCACCATCTCCTGAATCACAAGAAAACCAAAGTCTTTGTAATACAAGGTGATTAGC